ATCCACCCGTACCCGCCCCAACTCGGGGCGATCAAGTTCCAGGAAACCCCAGAGGGGGGCATCGTCCTCCAAGGGATGATCGCCCCAAACCGCCCGAAAAACGCCCCCTCCCCAGTTTACGACATGATGCAGCTCGTGTTCTCCTTCCTCGATGCCGCGAAGAAGGACGCCGCGCGCAAGATCTCCGCGTTACGCAAGCCCACCAAGAAGACCGCCGCCCCCGCAAAGAAAGGAGCCAAACGTGCCCCGAACAAAAAGCGCCGATGAACAGACCTCGATCCAATTGCGCTGCCCGCTGGCCCTCCGCGACCAGTTCGCGGCGGTGTGCTGCATGCAAGCCACGGACATGAGCCACGCCTTGCGGCAGCTCATGATCGAGTATGTGACGAAGCACACGAAGGGCGCGAAACGTGAGTAAGCACATCCTCGCGATCGACATCGACTTGGGAAACGTGACCGTGGTCAGCAACCGCAAAGGGGTGATCGCGCACCAGGCCGGCCCCTTCAGCGGGATAAACTTCCCTGACGGGACCGACACCGTGCTGATCGAACTCGCGGGGCCGGTGATGCACCACCAGGAAAGCCACAGTCATCGGCGTTGGATGATCTACAACGCCCTGGTGGGCGCGCGCATCGCGGCGGAGTTAGCCGACCATCTACCCGTCCTCGTCTCCGCGTCCACCCAGTGGACGCGGGGGTACTCCGAGGAGAAACGGCACGCCATCTCGGGCATGCTCCCCCTCAAGTACACCACGCACACGGCCACGAAGAAGGGGGTCAAGACGCAAGTCAAGTCCCCGGTCTACGCGGAACCGCACGACATCCGTGAATGCCGGTGCATGATTGACTTCTACACGAAATACCCCGCCGCGTGGGTCACGATGGACGAGTACCTCGCCGCGTTGGTGGAAGGACCGAAGAAGTGACCGCGTACTACAACGAAATCGACCCTTTCGCCGCCGATTGGCTGCGAGAACTCATCAAACAGAACCTAATCGCCCCCGGCGAAGTGGATACAAGGAGTATTGAAGATGTCAAACCATCTGACCTCGCCAAGTTCACCCAATGCCACTTTTTTGCCGGGATCGGCGGATGGTCCTACGCACTACGTCTCGCAGGGTGGCCAGAGGATAAACCCGTGTGGACCGGATCATGCCCATGCCAACCTTTCAGCCAGGCAGGCAAAGGCGCTGGGTTTGCTGACGAGCGGCACCTATGGCCTGCCTGGTTCCATCTCGTCCGAGCGTGCAGACCTGCCCGAATCTTTGGCGAGCAGGTTGCAAGCGTCATGCCCTGGTGGGATCTTGTTTCGCCAGACCTGGAAAGCCAAGGTTACGCCTGCGGGGCGGCGGTATTGGGCGCACATAGCGTCGGCGCACCGCATATCAGACAACGATTATACTGGATGGCCGACGCCAACGGTTGGCAACGCAACTGGCTCACAGATGGCGAAGGACGCGAGTCCAACAGGGCGGCGACCGGACGGCAGCAAGGCAACCGTGAGCCTCAATGCGATAGCTCAGCTCGCAGCTTGGCCAACCCCAACCCCAACCTCAACCGATGCGATACGTCACCCGAGCGAGAACTTCACGACGAAAAATATAACGCTGAATCATGCCGCAGCTTGGGCGACACCGACAACGCGGGACTGGAAGGACACCGGGGATCTGGGCAAGTCGATGTTTCGCAAAGACGGCAAGAGCAGGATGGACAAGCTAGCCTTCCAAGCTTTTGGAGTAACTGCGAATTTCTCGGGTGCCGAGACGGAAAAGCGCGGCCAGTTGAACCCGGCACATTCCCGCTGGCTCATGGGGTACCCGCCAGAGTGGGACGCTTGCGCGGCTATGGTAACGCCATCGTCCCGCAAGTCGCCGAAGCCTTCATCCGTGCGAGCGTCTGAATGAGGCCCACCGCCCCGACAGAACCCTGCCGCGTGTGCGGCAGGATCGAGTACAAAGCTTATGGCAACGCGAAGGGGCTTTGCTCAAGCTACTGCGTCGAGCGCGATCACGCGAAGAATGGCCGGCCACCGGACCGGTTTATACCCGAGCGTCTCCTACCTTTCCAGCCCAAGCCCCTAGAAGAGGTTGCGGCGGGTCTTTGCGGGCACCGTACTTTACCCCAAGATCTGGAGTGATCAGCGCCTCTTCGGCTTGATCGCGGACGCCCACGCCTCAAGTAAGTTATCGTAGTCCTGGAGTTCGAGCACAGTAGCTTCGCCTAAGTAGTCGGTGAGCTGCATGCGTTGCTCGGGTTTCAGTTTCGCGAGGAACTTGCGGCTTCGCAGACTCGCCGCCACAGAGGTATTGTCTCGTTCTCCGAGCGCCTCCGCGACCGCCTCGGAAGGGTCGGTTCCAGCCTGGATCGCCTTGGCGGCTTTGCGCATGTTTGAACGGAAAAGGTCTGTTTCTCCAGGGGCAGGCACGGTGCGGCTCGTGGGCGCGTATTTCTCGCGCCATTTCCAGAACTCGCGCACTGCGCCATTGAGTTTCGGGTTGTCTTCCGCTACGCCGAGGACCCCCACCACGTTCGTCGCAACCCCGGTCAAAGGCTGGGAGGACTTCAAGAAGGTCGTGGCCTTCTCCCCCATCGTCATGTCTTGGTAACGGCCTGTGCCATGGAAAGCGTCGACCGCTTCCTGCGCTGCGCCGATCGGGAGGATCGTCGAGCCGAGAGATTCCGCGACGGAGTTCCCTTTGTCTTGGGACGCGGCGCCGATGACCGCCTGTGCGGGGCCTCCGAGGAGGGCGTACGTCATCGCCTCGGACAGGAAGTCCGTCACCCCGGCAGGGGAACCGAACGCCTTGTCGGTGAGCGCCGCCGCTCCGCCGACCACTGCCGCGCGCATGATGAGAGTCACCGCTGCGGCAGAAGTTTGCCCTGCGACGAGATCCGTTGCTAGGGCGACTGCGCCCACGCGGTCTTTCCAGGAGCTATTCCCGTCCGCGACGACCTTCGCGGCCTTCGCCATGGCGCCGAAGTTCCGGTTGATATTCATCTGCGCGAACCGATCCGCGAGGGTGATCATGTTCCACCAGCGAGTGCCCCCGGCACGGCTCCGTTCTGCGGTCTGGGAAGTAGAGGCTTGCGCCCACTCCGTAGCCCGCCCGAGAACCGCGTCGTACTGGGCTTCCGTGGCTTTGCCCTTCATGATCGCGTCGATCTCCGTGTCGGAGAAGTCAAGGACTTTGAGGCGAATACGGTCTACCGCCCCGCCCTGGCCTTTGCGCAGACTCTCCGCCCACATTTGGGACATACGCGCGGAGAGGCGCTCGTTGAACTCATTCACCAGACGATTGACCGCACTGGTGGTGTTGATCACGTACCGGTTCAAAGTCTCAGGCACGTCGCTCTTGTTCCAATACCAGTCCATCACGTCGCGCGTGAACGCGCCGCGCTTCGAGAGGTCGTCCAGGACCGCCCCGGAATTGCGGCCCAAGAAGGAGACGTCGAACCCCGCCTTGATGAACTTGATGGGGTTACTGCCGGCGATAACGCGGGCTTTGCCGATGGTTTCCGGCAAGTTCGCGAGGGGCGCCAATTGGAGCTTCGCGCCTTTGAACGCAGACCAGGGAATCTCCGCCGAGCGCGCGAGCAGGGAGGCGAGAGAACCAGGACGGGCGGAGCTGCCGCCGGGGGTGTCCAGAGGCATGCCGTTGAGGGCACGATGCAGGTTGAGCCCGGCCTGTTTGCCCTGCTCCCCGCTCTTGCTCATGAGTTCCGTCATCTCTGGCGGGATACCATCTTGGCCAAAGTGCTCCACGTACGCGATGCGCGCGGGGAAGCGTTGAGTCACCGCGTCGATGAGGCGCGCAGGGTCCGTCTCTAGGAGTTGGATGACATCACCCTCGGGGGTCTTCCAGTGGGTAGGGAAGTTCTCGATTGTGCGGGCATCCTCTGCGAGGCCGCGCTTCGCTAGCCCCCGTTCGCCCCACATATTGAGTTCTTTGAGCACGCTCTCGGAGGTCATGCCAGGGTTCGCTTTCGCGATGTCGTCCGCGAGGGCCTTCGTCCAGGCGTCCCCCGGGCGTTGCGAGAGCCAGTGGAGATCGTGGGTGCCGATGCGGGGAGCGCGCAGGCGAGACGGGTCAGCGGTGAAAGGGATCAGCTTGTCCCCAACGCGGATCTTGTATCCAGCGGTTTGCGCGGCTTTGCCGGTGTCTAAGAAAGCCCGGGCGTAGGCGTTGATCGCGGCAGCTTCGTGCGCGCGCGGCGGGGCCTTCTTGTCGAATAGTTGTTGTACCCGAGCGAAGCCGGTGTTGCCGTCCCACGTTACTTCCTCGAAGGACTTCCGCGTCGCCTTCGCGGCGGGGGTACGCCCACGAAGCTCCTTATGGAAGCGCGCACGGTCGGCCTCAAATTGCCCCATGAGGGCGCGAGCGCGGTCCAAAGTGGATCTCGCTTTCACTGCCAACGGTTTGCCCCCTGGCAGGTCGCCTACGACTTGGTAGAGGCGCTTCGACCAGAGATCAAGCGTGCGATGTTTGACGTCCGATAGCGCGCCACTTACGCCCTTGGCAACGTCTACGACGGCTTTCGGGTCTGGCCCGGAGAAGTTGGTAACGGTGCGGGTGCCTCCGCCCTCCATAGGTGACTCTTCTCCCGCCCGATCTGGGCGGCTATTTGGCACGGGCTCAGAGGCAGGGGCGGCGGTTTTCGCGGTAGGTTGCTCAAGCGTATCCCCTGTCTGCCCCCGTATAGGGGGCTCACCTTTTGGGCGGAGCTGACTCTTCGCCTTCTTGGCCGCGTTTCCTTCCGCGATCTGATGTGCGTACTGCAAGTTGCCTAAGTCTCCGGCAGGATCTCGACCTGAGTCCCCGACACGGCGCTCGATCGTGTCCTTGATCGCGGCGCGCTGCCCGGGTTTCAACCCAGAGAGGAACTCCTGCGCGGCGGGGGAGAGCTTGCGCTCCCCCGGGCGGATACGCAAAGGCGCGCGCTCCGCAGTGGTCTGGAACTGAGGACGGATGTTGGGGCTTCTTCCAGGGCGCACGCTCAAAGGTTCGCGCTCGACGGTAGTCTGGAATTGTGGGCGGATATTCGCGCGCGTCGGGGCGCCCGGGTCAGACACCCGATCAAGGCCGACTTCGGTGGCAGGCATGGACTTATCGAGGCGCCCCAAATTGCCGTAGGTTTCGGGGTCGAAATCGTTGATCGGATCGTGCGCGACGCCGGAGTCGACGCCACCTTCCGCGATGTACTTTCGGTACGCCGCCATGCGCCCATCTACGTCGCCGTAGGGGTCTTGAGCGGGGGGCTGATTCCCGCGGATCGTCCCGTCTGTGCGCGGGGAATAGGGTTCCGGCACATCCACGGGGGACAAGTCCGACCCGGTGTGCGTACGATCCAAGATGACAGGGTCTTCCCCTGTCGCCGTCGGATCGCGGAATTGAGGGAGTTGATCTGGTGGCCGGGGCGGTTTCGGCTTGGCGGTAAAATACCCGTCACGCGCCATTGGGGGAGGTTCGCGGTAGCCTTCTTGGGCACCAGGCTCTGCCTTGTAGTAGCCGCCTTCGGGAACCACACGTGGGCGGTCGTTGGTACGGAAGCCTGGCACCGTGTACGGCATCCCAGCCTCGTCGCGCAACGCTCCGCCGATGTTCTCTGGCGGGATGACGACCTGCTCTTGCGGCGTGCGCATCGCGGTGACTTCGTCACCTCGCGTGATGCTCGGCATGCCGAGTTCATCTCGGGCATTTCGCACGGGGGTAAAGGCGCCAGGAGGGCCATCGGGGACGCCCATCTCGCCAGGACCGGGACGGTACGCCGTGGCGTTGAAGTCGCCTTTGGAGATCTCAGGCAGGTTGAGGTAGTGGGTTTGATCTGGCGGGCCGATTGGCGCCGCGTCCGGGGGCAACTGGGTACGGAACTTCCCGCGTTCGCCAGGGACGGCTTCCAGGCCAAAAGGCGCGGTGGCCTGTACGGTGATATCAGGATTGAAAGGAGGTTGCGCGCCAGGGAGGGCGGGGGTTGGCTCCATCTGCCGGGACACTGGGTGGAGGCCAGCGCGGCCACGCGAGAGGAGGGAACCGAGGCCACCAAGCGCGCCCATCGCGCCCGCTGAGGGGAGGATGGCTTGGGCTTCCTGCTGAGCGAGTTCAGGGTTGTTCTCGAAGAGGGAAGTTTCCGCCGCTTGTGAGCCCATCATCATGCCGCCGAGGCCCGCGTTCGCTGCCGTCGCAGCGACGACTTCGGGCGCGCGAGTAAGGGCTTGGAGCCCGCGCGTTGCGCGCACCGCTGCCGCTCCGGGGACTGCCCCGAGCGCGTAGTTGAAGGCCGTACCGCCGGCGGACTTATCGTCCATCTGGGCTTGGCCCCCGCCTGCGAGTCCGCCAGTGACGGGGTTGATGTAGGGCGCCATCGCGCCGCCGAAGCGCGCGGCTCCGCCTGCAAAGTCCACCATCCCCTGCGCCACTGGGTTAGGAGCGGCCATGGAGCTGAACTTGTCCTCGATAGGCTGGGACAACTCGGCGTCTCTGCGAGCGGCCTCAGGGCTCACCAGTCCCGTACCGACCGCCATCGCACGCCCGCCCTGCATAAGCCCCGCGTCGAGGTTCGCTGCGAGCATGCCGCCGACGTTGGAGAGGTTCTCTCCTAAGCCTGGCGTGTAAGGCGCGGAAGTCGCTGTCGGAGGAGACATCGACTGCGGGTTGGCGGCGAACTTACCGTAAGCCGCGTAATTCGCGGAGGGAGTTGTCGGGGGAAGTTGTTGGGTGAGAGTCTGTTGGGCGAGCGCTTGCGCGTCCCCCTGCCCATTCTGCGCGTCGTACGCGAGAGAGTAGATCTCACGAATATCGGGGTGACCGGGCGGAAGTGCTTCGACGTAGGCTTTCTGCTGCGGGTAGGCGTCAAGGGAGATTACCTTCGGGCGCGCCAGATGCGACGGCAGCCCTTGCAAACCCGAACCAGGCGCTGGCAGGGGAGTTGGGGCCGGAGCCGGAGTAAGCGTGCGACGAGGCATGGAAGCTCCTACTGTAGTGGGTTGCCGAGTAGATCCACTTCTTGGGCCGGAGCAACCTGCGGGGTGGCCCCGCCCATGAGTTCTTCCATGAGCTGGGCAGCGGAATCCTGATCCCCAGCCTCAGCCTCTTGGAGAGACTGCTCCCACTCGGGAGGAATGCCGCGGGGGAAACGAGCTTGTACTTGGGCGCGCAAATCTCCGCCCCCGCCTGCCGCGGGAGCAGCGGCATTGAGGCCGTAGAAGCCCATGCGGGATTGCTCGAACGCCGCGCGGTCTGCGGCTCTGTTTCCCGCAGGTGGAGGCGCTGCGCCGAACCAGGGCTTCTCGCCAGGACGGTAGGTAGGGTTCATCATCGCCTTCGAGTCCCAATCTTCCAGATCCCTTTGGAGGAGTTCCAGACGTCGAGTACGGTCTGCTTGGGAGATAGCGTTCGGGTCCCGGACGGGGCGTCGGTTTTTCTCCGCCGCCGAGTTGTACATGTCCGCTCGGGCGCGGTCTACTTCACTAGGGCCTTGGAGCATCTTGGCCCCATTCAGGACACCCTTGCCGAAGGATTCTAGGCCCCGCAAGCCCGTCGCGGCTTGGGCGTTTGTCTCCATGGCCTGATTGTGACGCTTGGATTCCCCGAGAGTGTCCGTGCGGTGCGCTGCGTTCGCGGAATCCTGCGCCATGAGGCGCGCTAGCCCCTGTTGCTGGAACTGTTGCTGCGCGGCTTGCTGCTCCTGTTGCGCGGCAATTTGGGCGCGCTTGACAGAGGCGTTGTCGATCGAGGCGACGAGTCCTTGGAGCCCCTGGCCGATCCCACCCGGAGTCGTGAGCGTGTTGAAGTTGATTCTGGGGGTAAAGGCCATGTGGGTTCCTTAGTTGTTAGCGTAGCGCACAGGTTGGGCCGAGCCTGCCCAGTTCGCATTTGAATAGCGTACTGGCTGGGTCGGGGTCTGCCCGCTTCGAGCCGCTTGTCCGCCGCCTCGTTGGCTCCAAGAGTCGACCGCTCCTCCACCCATCCCGGCCAGGCCACCGATCATCATGAGATCTTTGCCTGCGCCGGAGGCGAAGTCGAACTTGTTCTGGGCTTCCTGGTTGAGGCGTGCGAGTTGCTGCGCGAGCATCGCTTGACGCATGGCTTCCATGGACTGGATGGAGTTGTACTGCCGCCCGAACTTCTGCTCCTGGACACCAAAGTCTGACAGCGCGCCAGACTGGCCTTGGCCGATACGGCGGAGCATTTGCTCGTCCCCCGCGAGGTTCTGTTGGCGCCCGAGGGCGGCTTCGCCACGCTGTGCGATGGGGGCTGCCCAGCTTTGAGCTGTCCCGCTCATCTGAGGGGTATGCGTGCCGGCACGTACCTGCGCGAGAGCTGCGTCGGAAGTCGCGGTATCTCCAGCCTGCCGGCCGTACGCAGGGGACATGTAGTCCGTGAGCGCGCCTTGCATTGCGTTGAGACGGTTCTGGCCAAGGTCTGCGTATTGCTGCGCGAACTCTCGGTTGGATCCTTGTTCACGCCCGTAGTAGTCGCCGAGTTGCTGGTTGTACCAGTCCTGAGCGTCCCCAAGGGCATGTTTCTGCTTCTGTGCGCCGTAGGCCCCGAGCCCCGCACCTACGCCTGCGCCGATTAGTCCCCAGACCATATTACCACCCTCCACCGGACGTTTGATTGCCTCCGTACCAGGCGCTCAGACTGTTCCCGCGGTTCGGGTTACGGTTGATGGCGGCGCCAATTTGGCTGAGCCCTTGGCCCCACACCTGAGACTGTTGTTGCTGCCCGAACTGGTCGAGAGCGCGCTGTTGCTGTCCTTGCGCGTACTGCCGGCCTTCCTGCGTTGTTGCGTTGTGGATGCCTTGCAGTGCGTTCGAGAGTTGCGCCGAATCCCCGATACCGTTCGAGTTGACAAGCCCGAGTAAATTGCCTCGTGCTTCTTGATCCCGCCCCTGGAAATCCGCGAGAGCTTGGTCGGCGTTAGACGAGGCTTGCACAGCTTGGGTGTCCCGGGCGCGGGTCACACCTTGCCGGCGCTCCGCATCTACCGACCCACCTTGGAGGCCCTGTGCGGCGGAGCCTTGTACGGAGCCGCGAAAGTTGTTGCCGAAGTCCTCTTGCACGTTGGCGAGGTCGTTTTGTAGGCGACTGTTGACGATATTACGCTGCCACCCTTCGCGAGCAGGGTCTGCGAAGTAGGCTTGGATTTGCTGCTCCATTGCGGAGCGCTGGTTATTGTCCTGCTCTTGGCGGTAGGCCATCAGGAGTTCGTCTTGCGAGAGTGCGCTACCGTTCCCCTGCGCTACGCGCGCCTGTTGGAAGGTGCGAGAAGTGGGGTCGAGTGACCCAAGGTACTCCGTAGGGGCTTTCGCCGCCGCGGTTTTATTGCTCTGCGCCCAGAGGGCCTGGTCGGCCCGGTCCCGCTCTTGCGCGGCTTTGAACTTCTTGTACCCCGAAAGCGCGCGAGGAATTTGCGACAGCCCCCCAGTCGCGAACCCCGCCGCATTGGCCCCGCTCGGGCGGAGATCTTGGCGCATGTTTTGGCGGACAAAATCGTCGCCTCGCATTCCCGGAGTGTACGTGTACCCGCCCATAGGGTTCGAGGTCGAACCACCGATCGTGCGAGTAGGCCCCGGGGTATATCCTCCTCCCCCTTGGGTAGTAGTGAGCCAGTCGTTGTAGGATTGGTTATCGTAGGTAGGCATTAGAATTCGATCTCCACGCGCCCTGCGGCGCCTGCAAATCCGAGAGTATACCCTGTACTGCCGCCTCCGCCTGGAGCTTCACCCGCAGAGCCCGCCCCCGGGAAGGCTTGCCGGCCTCCCGAACCCCCTTGCGGGGAAGATCCACCGTAAGCCGTTCGCTGCGCATCTATGTTGGTGTTGTCGTGGTAAGTTTGGCTCCCCGCGCCCCCGTTGATTCCAAATCCTGTCACAGAGGCGTCGAAAGAATACGTGCCCCCGAGTCCCGTGGTGTCTCCGCGTACGCCCCCCGTGGCGAGCATTAAAGAGGTAGCTCCCCGGAGAAGCTGCGAACTCCCCCCGGTCGAACTTAGCGCGCCGCCCGCCCCGACAGTGACGGTGAGGCTCTCTGCTGGGGTCACAGTGATAGTCGCTTCCGCGTACGCGCCGCCACCTCCACCCTGGCCAGTTGTAGCATTAGCGAGACTTACACCTCCCCCGCCCCCGCCCCACATGCGAACGCGAGCCTTTGTCACCCCGGCTGGGACCACCCAAGACGTCGTCCCGGCAGCAGTAAACTGAGCGCGAGACGAGAAAGCCGCCGTGATGGTGCGGGCAGTTTGAAGGTTAATGGCATCTGTTTCCGCCACGGGGTTCGCCACAGCGGTGATGCGTTGACTGCCCATATTGAGCGCCCCCGTCATCGCGACCGAGCCATCAATACTTAGTTTTACGTCTATCTGGCTTTTATTTACCGCGTCCGTTGACGCGGTACCGACCGCGAGCCCAGTAATCTTGTTCGCTCCCATCGGTAAATTTGCCGCCATGGGGGTCGTCCCATCCAGGCGCATGTAGTACGCTTGCAGCGCATTCCAGACTGCGGTGTAGGCGTTGAACTGGTTGACTGTCACGGCGTCTTGCGCTGACACGCCGTCCGCGACGTTAGTAAGTTTGAAACCCCCCATCGACTGTGCGGCAGTGAAAGGGACCGTACCAGTACGGCGGATAAGATCCGCTGTAGCCCCGATACCCGTAGCTAAAGCCACCCGAGCTGTGGCTTCCTCTTGTAACGCCGCTTCGACTTGCACCGCAGTGAAAAAGCCCCCGGCGTCGTTGATCGCGATGAGACTCGCCCCCTCGGTAGGAGAAACCGTCTGTAGGCGAGATAGAAGCCCCGCTCCGCTTTCAAACGCGGCAACCGTGACGACATTCCCCGCCGCTTGCGCCGCGATGGTGACCCGGAGGAAGCCGCCCGAGTTTGACACCGTCACAGCGGAAGTCGCTAGCTTAGTATCATTAACGAAGACGAAGACATTTGAGGAGTTGAATGCGGCAACGTAAACTATGGTGGTGGTGAAAGCGGTCTGTGACACCGTAGCGGTAAAGTCCTGCGTTCCTGCCAAAGCCTGGGAAGTCGACTGGGCGAAATTGACTAGGGTACCGCTTGACGTGGTGATGCCACGGAGACGCAGAACAACTTGGTTGACGACATTGATGAGTGCGTTTAGCTCCGCGTCCGTTCCGAGAGCACTAGGGGCGTCGAGCCCGTTGTTGGCATCACGAAGGAAGTTTGTGATACGGGCGGCATAGGGGGGCTGGGCCATCGGGGTACCTTAGTGGAAGGAAGAGGAAATGGAAGGGGTTACCCGGGGGAAGTCATGACGTGGTTCGCCCCGCCAGAAACTGAAACCGCGACGAAGGTCCCGTTTCCATAGCACACATTACGCCACGCAGAACCGACGATGGGGAAGAGGGACCAGTTCACCCCGTCGGAAGAAACAACCCCTTGCGTCCCAAGATACGAGGGGGCGACAAATGCGCCATTGCCGTAGCAAATACAAGTGCCGTCTGACGCTGTCACTGGAGTCACTTGCACGGTCCAAGTGACCCCGTCCGTGGAAGTCATAACGCGCGAGGCGCCGCTTGCGCCTGCGACGGCCGCAAATCGCCCGTTGCCATAGTCGAGGCAGTACCAGTCGCTATCTAAGGGCGTGGCTCGGGAGGTCCAATTTATCCCATCCGGAGAAGTCATGACCCGGTTACCAGTCCCGGTGAACGAAACCGCCACGAACAGCCCGATACCGTAGGTGACGTAGATCCACCCCTTGTCTGTTGGATGGCTTCTCCGGGTCCAGGTTACCCCGTCAGGTGAAGTCATGACGCCGGACAGCCCGCCGTCGTCCGCCACCGCGACAAACAGCCCGTTGCCATAAGCCACACTCCGCCATTTCAGGGACGCGGGGGCAGTTCTCTGAGTCCAGGTTATCCCATCGGGCGAGGTCATGATCTTGCCAGACCCGCCCTGAAAGGCGACAGCGACGAACAACCCGCCCCCGTAACACACCCCGTGCCAGTCATCTCCTGACGCACTCACCCGCGAGGTCCAGGTTATCCCGTCGGGCGAGGTCATGACGCGGTTAGTCGAAGACCCGTTCACCGCAACTGCGACGAATAGCCCATTGCCGTAACAAACGCTGTGCCAGCCGATATCCACTGGGGTAGTTCGCAGCGTCCAGGTGCGAGTGATCCCCCCGCCAATTGTCGGCACAGTAATAGTCGGCGCCCCCGGAGGGGGTAAAGGAGTGACATCTTGGATCGTCTCTGAGGTGTAGTAAGGAGTAGTGGTGTGGAGCATCCAAGCGGACACCTTCGGGGCCGCAGTTTGGAGTCTTTGAGATACCGAGTCCCAGACCCCATAGAGGGGGCCAGAAAATTCCGGCCCGGCGTTTCCCGGCGTACTGTCGGCGAAGCCAAACCAGATCTTCCCTGCCCCAACTACCACCATATCCGTAAACTCGACCTCGGATTTGCCGTAGTCTTGCACCCATACAGGGGAAGTGGGGGAGGCGATGCTGAAGCGAACCACGCGGTGCCGGTTGAGGCAGTACAAATCCGCCCCATCGACAGCCGCCCGCAGCACTTCCCGGCAGTTTGGGGCCTCAAACGAGCCCTCGTAGACGAGAGTTGTCGGCGTCACAGTGAAGACCGCCATCTTCCCCCGCTTGCCATCGAAGACATATAGAGTGCCGCCAAAGAACGCCGCCGCCGTCGACTCGCTTAAAATGCCTGTAAACGTAGCGAGGACGGCCCCGCCTGCAGTCTGCAGACGGACCCCACCATTGGCCGTAGGAGCAATCAGATTCCCGCCAGAGTAGAAAATCCAACGGTTCGCCCCGGTATCAAAGACCGACTCCGCGGTAATCACCGGGTTCGCCGCCGCGGAGAGAGTTGTGATTCCTTTCGGGGTCAGGACATAGTAGGCGGATGGAGCACCGTCGCTCGCGATATCTAAGGGCTGCGCGGTTAGTTGCGCCGACACCCCGGTAAAGTTTATCGCCGAGCCCGGGGTCGCGATCAGGATACGCTTGTAACCTCCTCCGCACGCCGCGTACGTCGAACCGTGCTTCGTCAGCCTGTCAATGTAGGCGAAAGACTTGTCGATGGTTTGGGTAGTGGCCATTAGATCCCTGTCTGCCCGACGTTGAAGTCGAGGATAAAGCGGTGCAACTCGAAAGGGTTCGCCGTTCCGCCCGCGCCTACCGTACCAGTGAAACGGAACGAAGGGGCTTCGCTGTTCTCAAGGACTGGAATGTCTACCAAGCTCGCGGTACTCCCGTCAATGGTCGCGACATGATCAACGAGAGTGCGGTCGCGGAAGTCGGGGAGGCACTTGATGGCGGCTACGCCGGAACCCGAGACGTTGATTCGGGTAACGTACTTCCACTTCCCGGGCGCCCCGAGGTCGAGGGGCGAGGTGTCAACTATAAAAGTCGACCCGTCGTTGTACCCCACCTCGAAGCGATACACATCTGTCCCACTACGGACGTAAAGTTCCCCGAGATGTTCTGTCACCGCGTCCACGGAAACAGGCAAGGTGTAATGGGTCCACCCCTTGGTCTTCGAGGTCGGAGACGCCATGTAGCGCCAGCACTCGTCGCCGAAGAAACAGAGGTACGCAGACTGAGACTGCGACCACACCGCAAGGGGGGCCACGCCGGAAAGCTGCTTAGTACCGGGCGCGATTGGCGCGCCAATATCCCCGTCCTGGAGTTGGCCCGTAATTCCGGACCGACGGAGGGAAGAGAAAGTGCCGCGCGCAAGGTAGAAAAGATCCCCGCGTACGTTGACGGCGGAACCCGGGTACTGTACCCCTGGCCCGCTCAGCACGCGCACAAGGCGGTGGAGAGCGGGGTCAGGGTGCATTTCCCAAAGCTGTACGGAATCGGAGAAGAGGACCGCAAGCATGCCGTCGTAGAAAGATAAACCTTGGATAGTGCGGTCACCTGTCGCGTGGCGGATCACGGGCAAGAAACCCGCGTCCGCTTCCGCGGCCCAGTCCCCGACGCCATTCACCGTGGAGCAGAATCGCACCGCCCCGTTCGTGTTATCTATCGCGCACATCTTCTCCTGGATCTTGAGGAGAGTCGTTCCAGGGGTGAAGGGGGTATCAACCTTGGTGTCGACCGGGTCGTTCGAGGGTACGTAGGAAGGTGGAGGAGCACCGTTCACAGTGGGGGTAGGAGTGTCAACAATCCAGTGGATCTCGTGGGCGCCGGTGCTTCGCCGGATCACCAGAACTGGGTAGATACCAATCGCGCTATCTGCGTCCCAGCTCGAAACCGAAGTAACCGCCACTACGCTATTCAGAGCATAGATCGTGCCATCTCCGACCATGTCGTAGGTGATCGGGACGGTAGCTTGCACCGAGGAGGGTTTTGAGTGCCCCGCCGCCATCGCGCAGCGTAGGCGCCCGCCGACGGAATAGAGGCCCACGGAATCAGCGTCGACCACAGCCACCTTGCGTAGCCCGCGGCGTTCGCGGATCATACCGTCAGTTTCTAGGTCGACATTGTCCCCGAGCAAAAAAGACTTTGGGTCTGATGCATCCGAGTCATTGCGTAGGTCAACCCCCGTCCAGGGGCCGAAAGCGCGCGTAGGCATCGGGGTCCTTTAGAGGGGCGGAAAGCCGGGCGGGTTCCAAGATTCATCCCAAGCGTAGTTCTGGCGCGAGCCAGCTTCTCCGTCTTGGGGCATGCACCTCGCGCTGGTATCGCCGCCCATGATGACACTGCCAGCCTCAGTCTGGGACGCCGCCACGTCGCGCAAGTAGGCGAGGTGGGAGTCCTTCATGTCCTGAGTAACTGGGAGGCCGATGCGGGGGCGGGCGTGGATCTCAGCGCGCTGAATGAGGGCTTCCCCATCCACGGACGCGAGGTCTTCGTCGTTCACGAGGGCAGAGGCGCGGAGATAGCCGTCTAAGCGGAGCTGGTCCCACGACGCCACAAGGGGCGCGGGAGTGATGTTGAGGACTTCGTTGTCGTACCAATACCAGAAGGGGCGACCGCTTGTCACTGCTGACCCTGCGTTACGCTGGCGCTGAGAAGGCGCCGCGTTGAGGGGGTAGAACTTGAGGGTGGAGGCGTTGCGGACAAAGACGTCTAAGATGCGGCCCGGATCCAGGTCGTCGGGGAAGTCGTAGGTGTCTACGGCGTCCGTGAGGGTGATGGTCCGTGTCGCGGAAAGGCGCAGCCAGGGGGCTTTCAATTCGAGTTCCCGCTGGGAGCGCCGGATCATCTGGTCGACAATTTGAAGCGCACGCGCTCCACGGTCCCCGTTGGTGTTGAGCGTGCACGCGGCAAACACGCCCGCGCGCACTTCAGCCAGAGTCATCGGGGCCGGGAGAGACATGGTCTATTCCTTACTCTTCGAGGGGGGCACGGCCTGCTAAAGCGCCGAGATCGAACCCCTTGGTGGATTTGTCCTTATCTGACGCAGCGTTCTTGCTCTGCAAGTCCTTCGCGGCTTCGACCAACTTCTGCGCACTCTTGGGGCCAAGGTACTTCAAGGAACAGAGGGCACTCAGGGACGCGCCCGCGACATCGTTCACGTCACAGAAACCGCCACGAGCGAGTTCAATAGCGACTTCCGCGACCGTTTCTGGCGCTTCTGCGCCCCGCTTGGCAGCGGCGGCAATTTGCTTCTCGGTAGGGTCTTTGAACCCAGCTTGAGCCAACAGGTTGATGATGGCTTCGTCGGCTTTAATCTCTTGGGGCGCAGTGGGGCTAACTCCGCCCGCTCGCGCAATCTTTGCCAGTTCGTTGTCGATCACTTCGCGCATGTCGGATTCGTTCGGGTACACACGGGACACAAGGTCCGCGCCATAGATGCGGATCAAGCGGGAATACTCGCCCCCGACGTCGGGAACCGCGGCCCAGTAGCAACCCGGATCTAGGCCACTTTCGGGGCGCTCGATGCGAGGGGCGTGCCCTTGGCGGCGGATATGCGCCTGCCAGATCGCGGACTCGTGGGTGCCGAGGAACTTGGTTCGGGTAGTGCCTTGGTGGTCGAATGACCCTTGCACCGATGGTACTTTCAGCATGTGGTTTCTCCTGTGCGGGCCAGCCTACGGGGGGAGGCTAAAAAGCAAGCCTCCAGTGGAAGGATCCACTGGAGGCCGGCCTCCTGTCTCGTAAGGAGCGGACGAGACAGGATAGGAATACCCGCCGAGGTTGCGCGTGCCCTTGCGGGCAGAGGCGTGGCGGGTGCGTTACTTAGGTCGCGACGGAAACCGCAGCGCTGGCGTTCGGGTTCTTGTTGAACACCGACATACGCCAATCGAGGCTCGCCTTGATGACGCGGTACTCTGCTTGTGGGGCAGCGACAGTCATGTTCCAGTCGTTCTTGTTGAACAGACCGAACACCATCGAGCCTTCGTGCAGGATGTAGCAGCGCATGGTCCACAACGGGGTTGGCGCGTACAAGCCGTCTAAGAGGTCGAACGTTGGGTCGATCTCTAAAGGGATGCCCATGTAGCGCAGACCGGAGTCCGCGATGTTGAGATCCAGCTTCGGGGTACCCGAGGCTTCGGTGGTCACGAACGCGCTGTTGTTGCGGAAGAACCGGCGGTACCGGTCAGCGAAACCACGGCCACAAACGATGCGGTATTTACCGCGAGCGTTGCCGCGCGCGTTCAAACGCGCTTGCCAGAAGGCGGTATTCATCACCTCTTCCAAGTTGCCGCCGTTCGTGTAGGTCAGGCCGGTTTGGAAGAAGTGCTGGATCTTCGCGTCGGTGCGAGGAACCGTGCCGTACGAACCCGCGCGATTGAAAGGCAAGAAGGCGTCTAAGCCGATCGTGCGCTTCGTGTCGAGCGAGCCGTCTAAGTGCAAGGTGCGGTCGAGACTGACTTGCGCGGCGTCGCGGAAGTTGTCGATCTTGTCGGATATCAAGTTGCGCAAGCGGGTTTTCTCTGAACTCGACAGTGGGCTAGCCAAGGTCTTGCTCTGGGAGTTGAAGTCGACTTCAAAGCCTGCGTTCATCATGTAGTCGTCGACGATCAGCAAACCACGGTGTTCATTGTAGACGCCGAATTGGAACTCTTTAGTCGGGGCGTTTTCGCTGAAGCCGAGCTGGTCTTGGTTAGTCCAGCCTTGGTTGTCGCCTTCGTCGCTGACTCGTAAGCCAACGCGGACGGTGCCTTGCGCCATGTCGACCACTTCGCGTTTGCCCATGAAGGCTTCCGCGAGAGGCATCGCTTGACGATCTAAGAGGATGGGTTTCTGGCGATTGTAGTAGCCAGCGTCCGAGGACTCAACGAGTTCCTGTAGGACTAGTGCGGGGACGGATACGGCCATGAGATTTTTCCTTTCTAAGGAAGGGTCCCGGAGAGAAGTGCGTCTTCGTACTCTGGGGTGCCCTTTTTGAGGGTGGGTGCTGGAGAGGGTGCATTCACCGCCCGCAGCGTCGGTTGTACGGAGACAACCGGAGCTTTCTGGGAAGCCTTAGTCAGAACGTGTTCAGCGCATGCGGCAAACCGCACACGCAGCTCAAGAGGGTCATTTACAAGATGGGGAGGGAGTTGAGCCTCGCGGCGAGCCGCTTCGGCGTAGATCTGGGCCTTCACAGCAGGCCACTTCGTGCCGAGCTGTTGGGCGTAGCGAGCTTCTTGGGACTGTACCCAGGAAGCGGTCTGTTGGAGGGGGGAGGGGCCTTGTGGCTGGGGAGGAGCTTGGCGCTGTTGTTGGGCAACCGGCGCGGGCTTCTTCTCTACTTTCGGGACCGCTTTCGTGAGCGCGGCCTCGATCCGTTCCTTCGCTTCATCACTAATATCGAGCGAGCGGTGGAGTTTGTCCAGTATTTCGGTGACCCCCGAGATGTCGGGGGCAGCGGCTTCGGTTACGACTCCATGACTGGCGATCAGATCTTTCATCGCCGCGAGGGCTTGGGGATCTCCGCGACGAACTTGGAAACCGAGGTCAATCCAACCTTGGATCGACTCGATCTTGACTTCGTTCTCTGCGGCAGTTCGGACGATGTTCGACGCGAAGTTCGCGTACGGTTCCATCTCTTTGATACGGGAATCTAGTTGCTTGAATCGGCGGCGAGTCTTGCTGTGGTACTTGGCGCCTTCGGCGTCAGTGTACGGGACGTACTCGTCGCTCTCAGTTTCATCCGCTGGAGTTTCCGGGGCGGCGCCTTCTAGGGCGACTTCACCTTCGGCCTTCACTGCGGGAACAGAGGGTTCTGACTTTGGCTTCTCTATAGGGGGTGATAAGCGATCAAGGACGTCCTGTTCTCCCAGTACGGGAGTAGGTGCTTTTGCCTTGTCACTGGCAGCGGGCGAGGCTGGGGTATCGCCACCAGTCGGCGTCGGGTTAGCTTCCGGCGTCGTCTGGGCTGCGGGGGACGGGGCCGCAACGGGGGTTTCCGGGCTGGCTACCGGGTCGAGGATGTCTTGGGCTGCTGGCATAGTAGTGCTCCTACTTTGTAAAGCAAGGTCTTTTTAGACCTGCGGACGGTTGGGGATCGAATCGGGGGTTGGGGCTTTGCTCATGGGCTTGCTGCCTCCGCCGCCTTGCCCCTGCTGGGAGTCAAGGCCGGGAGTGCTTGGCGGAGGACCGCCAGTAGCGGGACCGCCTGCGCCAGGAGGTCCGCCCATTGGGGCCATTGGAGCCATCTGGAAGAACTTGGAGAGGCCAGTGAAGATACCCGCATCGCGGGTAAGTTCGTCGAGGATCTGCGGACCCTGGGGCATGAGGCCCATGTTCTTCGCGATCTGGGTGATGTTCGTCATCCAGGCGAGGCGCTTGTCGGTGTCAGGTTTACCAGTCGAACCCGCGCGCACCGAGATGTGCATGGAGCGCCACAGGGTTTCACGGTCTACTTGGGGCACGATCGCGCCGGGGCCGGCGAGGGCCTTGATATTCGCCTCGGGCATGACCACCACCGCCATGTCGAGCATGCAAGTGACGACGTCGACGTAGAGGTCTTCGATGATCGAGCGCCGGTAGTCAGCCATCGCGTCCGTGCCTGCTTGGGCCGTGGCAGTTTCGGTCGCGGAGTTGCTGATGCCGACCGTCCCACCAGTGACGGCGGAAGTCCCGGACATGCGCTGCAAGTCCATCTCAGCCCGAGCGGAGTCGGTCAACAACGGATTGTACTGCGTCGTCGCGGTTTCTTTGAGCGCGTTGTTGATCTCATCGGGGGTGTCGAGTTCGATGATTTCGTACGGCATGCCGCGTTTGTACTTCTGTTTCTCGCCCTTCGAGAAGATGCCCTTGCGCACCAGGATGCGGGGGAAGCAGGCTTTCTTCGCGTGCCGGTCCAGAGTGCGCATGAGGTTGATTTCCTCCTGCGCAGGCCGTTGCAAAGTCGCGGACGAGACACCGACCAGTCGGCCCGTGACTCGGTTGAAGATATAGGGGATGAACGGGTACCAGTTGCGCCACACAACGCGAGGGGTGTAGGAGTGGAAGAACCGCTTGAAGCCCTTCGCGTAGACACTGACCCGGTTCGTCTGCCGGTCCCAGCATTCCCATAGTTCGACTTCTTTGCCGATCTGTTTGTCGACGAGGGTCTGGTCGCGCTTCGTGGCGTCCCCTTCTCCAGTCCCGACTTTCGTGTTCGAGGTGTTCGCCTCGGGAAGGGTCTTGGCCTCTTCGGCGGAGAGGTTGTACTTCGCGGCGGTTTCGTCCCGGTCTGCGTAGACGCGGTGCTGGATGCGCTTCGCACGCCAGAAGTCTTCCGGGCGAGTGATGTCCCAAGAGACGCGGAGGTCTTCGGGCTGGATGAAGTCGATGGGGAAGCCAATCCACGAGGCGACCTCGGGGATGGAAGCAGGGTCAATGGGGAGAGTGCCGTCTTGGAGCCCCTGCATCTGCGCCTGGCGCGGGTCAGGCTGCATGATGGGCTGGCCCATCTCGTCCAGCATGGGGGCGCCAGTCATTGGGTCGATCTGTGGTTGGAGCATCGCGGGGTTGGCGAGCATCTCCTGCTGGAGCTGGGCGACGACGTACTCGCGAATCGTGGACTGGAGGTCCGTGAACCGCTTCATCTCCGCCGAACCCTCGGCTATCTCCCCCGCCGCGACCTTCTTCTGCCAGAACTGGTACAGGGCGAAGTTATCTTGCTGATCGTTGAAGCGATAGTTGCCGATGGGGTCGCGTTTGAGGTCTTCTTGCTGATTGACCTTAACGAACATGATCGCGTTCGTCTCGACGTCTTGGGTTGCGCCGGAGAGCTGTTGGCGGAAGCGAGCTTCGCGGAGTAAGCGGCGAGCGAGGATCTCTTGCGTACGGGCGAAGCCTTCGATTTCTGGCGGGACTTCTCCGGGGAGTTCTCCGATCTGGACTGGCATGCCCATCGGGTCGAGGATCTGTTGGCCCGACATCGGGTCCGAAAGGTACTGCGGTTGTGGGGGCCACATCGCGTCTTCGGGCTTGATGCTGATGTCCGCGTCCCGACTGTTGATGAGGGACATCAGCGTGTATTGATTGCGCAGAATGTGGTTGGTCGCGACCGCGTCCTCGGCGTCGAGGATCATGCAGTCGTTGTTGACGTACCGGCGGTCACGGTCGAAGGTATTGTACCACTTCTGCAGTGGGGACGGGATCTCCGTCTCCTGCGCGTACGCGAGAATCAGAGCGGCATCGCCGCCGTCCGCTGTTTCGGCCATGGGTTCAGCGGAGTCCGGCATGTCATAGCTTCCGTAGGAGGTGGTCTAGGTGCGCCTTCGTGAGTTTCCCTTGCTGCAACTGGCTCTGGATGTCCAGCACTTCGCGCGCCTTTTCGGGGAGCGCCCCGGCAGTCGCCTTCCAGGACTGGACCGCTGAACGGAGCACGATGTGCTTCACGACGAGGGAGACGACAATGGCGGCGAAGGCGAGGATACTAAGGAGGCCCAAGTATTGCACGGTTTCGCCTATAAGCAAGAGCATGGCCCCCGATCCGCCAGCGGCGACGGCCCCGACACGGAGAAAAGCCGCGACGGGGTAGGCGATGGAGAGAGCAAGCGCGGCGGCGCCGAGGATGAGGCACGCGATACCCGACCACCAGCACCACACTTGGCGGGCTTCGAGTCGGGCACGCTCGGCCTCGGCTTCTGCGGCTTTCGCCGCAGCCTCGTAGGCAGACGCGCGCTTGCGGTAGAACGCGGCCAAGTCCGCCTGAGATGCGCCCTTTGGGGCTTCGGCCTCGATCTTAGCCTGCTCCGCTGTAGGAGGGATCTCTGCCGGGCGGGAACACCACCGGCATCCAGGCAGGAAGAGGAGGAGCAAAAGGAGCCAGGCGCGCATTAGGGGCCTCGCGGTGGTTTGACTGGCTTGTAGACCGGGGATAAGAGCCCCGCCTGGATGAGCGCCTCGCGGTTGATCTGGACGTCGACCGCCAGCTCCGCCACGCGAGTGGCGGCGGAGTCTACGCGGGCGTAGGTGAGGGTCAGCCAAACGATGGCCCCAGCGAGCAAGGCCCACGTACGCCAAGTGGCGACCACGTTGCCTTCCGGGTCGATGCGGGCAAAAGGGGCTTTCGCCCCCTTTATCGCGGGGAAAGGCTTATAGGGAGTGTCGGCCATGGGGTTTCCTAGAGGGCGGCGGGGATGAGGCCCGCGAGGGCTTTGATCTGGGCGAGTTGGGTGGAGTTGGAGTCCATTTCCTGGCGGTTTTCCGCCGCGGTCGGGATGGTGTCGAGCTGGGCGTCTAAGTCCGAAGCCGCCATCCCGAGTTCCACGCGGATGTCGACTGCGGATGGGAGAGCGGCGAGCTGGGCGTCTAAGTCCGAAGCCGCCATCCCGAGTTCCACGCGGATGTCGACTGCGGATGGGAGAGCTGCGACGGTGGCCTCGCTGGCAATGCCACTACTGCCGATGCCGGTCAGTTCTCGCGTGCTGTAGTTCCAGATGTCCGCGGGCGCGACACTGGCGATTAGCACTGGGGAACGCCATTCGACGTCTACGCCGCCACCGCCTGACGTTGGGTTGCGTACTGGGCGGGTCCCGTCCGAACGGAAGAAGCGCCGATTGTCCAATGCGTAGACTTCGGTCCCTGTTGTATTGTCCAGCTTGATGCTAACGATGGTGTTGTCGTTCTCGAAATTTCCTTCGTCGACAGCAACCAGTGCGCCGAAGAAGTCGCTAATTCCCTGGCTGGTGGTTAGGTTGTACACCCACCATGCGTACAATTCGGACAGGTAGAAATCCGCCCCGACGGTTATATCGACCTCGTCGTTGACGTAGTCGGCTGCATAGTCGGTGATCGTGCTGCCGTCGATGGCTAGGGTACCGTAAACAGAGTCGACCACCTGCGCCGCTAATGCTGACCAACCGTTGGCCCCTGCGGTAGCACCTGCCGTGTACCCAAGATACGCGGTAACGCCGCTCTG